AAAGCCTTGCGCGGCCACCACCTGCACGCCGCCGTTCCGGCTGGTCGCCAGCCAGATGACGCGGTCCACCACTTCAGCGGCGGAGAACGGCGCCTTGATGCCATACGGCACCAGCCCGGACGGGTCCGGCTGAAAGGGGAACGGGGCGGTTCCGGCGTTATACCAGACCTCGGCGGTCTGGTCGCCCCAGAGCCAAATCTGGCCGTAGCTGGTGACCAGCATGGAGGTCCAGCGGTCGGGGGCTGACGACCGCGCCGCATACTGCGTCACGTCCCATGTGGTGCCGTCATTCACCGCGCTGATGCGGAACTGGCTCGTCGCATCGTCCAGCGCCACAAAAATCCCGTCCATCATCCCGCCGCACGTCGCCCCGCTGGCGAGTGCCGTCGAGAGCGTATTGGTCGCCAGCGTGAACACGTAGCCCACGTCCCCCGACGTAATGAACAGTTGCCCCCCGGCGTCGCCGTTGCTGCTGATGGTGGCCGGAAACAAGTCCACGGCCACGGTGCCGCGATTCGTCGTGGTGCCGGTGCTGTCCACTTCGTAGAGCGTGTTGTTAATCACGGCAAAGCATCGGCCATTGAGCGCAAACATGGCGCGCCCGCCGGTCGAGGTCGTGGTCGCAAACGTCTCGACCCCCGGCGTCGGGTAGAGCGCGGCCTGTGTCACCGCGCCCTGACTCTCCAGCACCTCGACATACCAGTTCATCAGTTGCTCATCATCCGCGATGGACGACTGCGAGGTGTAGGCCGCGCCGACAAACAGCGGATACTGACTCATGCGCCGGTATCACTGAAGATGTTGTATTGCCCGTGACGTGGTTTCCACATCGCGTCGATGTTCAAATCCAGCAAGCGAATGTTGGCGCGCTTGACGTCGGCCTTTGACTCGATGGCACTTTGCACCAGCGCCGGGGCAGGCTGCACCGCATATTCCGGGGCCAGTTCCACCGCCAGCGCATCCCGCAGAAACCGGCGATACCCCGGCGGCAGCGAAATTGTGTCGGCCAGCGCCAACTCGGTGACCGCCACCGGGGCATAGATGACCCCTTGCAGCGTCGTGCTGGTCGGCACCATCCAGAACGTAATCGTGCCGGTCGGATAGGTCAGGTTGTAGTAGACGCAGGTCGGATAGGTCGAGGTCAGCGCCTTCTGGGGAATGGCCGCATAGCCCTCCACGGTCAGCAGCGACAGCGGCATTTCCAGATCCGGGTCTTGCGACGTGTCGATAAACCCGATGCTATCCACATACACGGGACGCACCCGGTTCACCGTCGAGCCGGTGCCAATGCTATAGGCCGCCGTGCCAGACGTGATCGTCCACGTCGTGCGCGACGACGTGTACATACTCAGGCGTTCCGTGCCCCACCCGTCAATGAGGTCATTGAGACGGATCAGGGCATCGTTGGTTTCCGTCCCGGTCGGGGTCTCATCCCCGTCCAGCACGCCGAGCCGTTTGAGCGACGCGGCGATCAATTCGCTGGTCGTCATCGGCAGACCTCCGCCCCTACTCGGGGACGTGCGACGCGGTCTCGGCTTCGCGGACCTTCCGCTCGCGCTGCGCCTTCCACGACAACTTGGTCGCGGACGCATTCGCTTCGGCGGCGGCCTGCGCGATGTCCTGCTGCACGGCCTCGACCCGCGCCGTGGCCCCCGTCGTGGAGCCACTCCAGCCCTCGCTCATGGCCTCGCGCTCCTCGCCCTCGGAGCCGACAATCCGTTCGTCCACCTGCGTGGACCCGTTGGACTTCAGCGTGCCCTTGTAGAGCATCCGAGGAAACGGCACAAACACATACGGCTTGTTCCACTTTGCCATCTCCCGATCCATGTCGCTCTGTCCCGTATTCACAATTGACATCTGCTGTGGCCTTTCGCACGCCCGGAGGCGCGATAAATGGGCGACAGCCAAAGGCCCAGCTTCCTCCGGCTGCCGCCCGATGTACCGACGCGGACCCCCTCCGCCCCGGTACGAGAGTCCGCCTACGCGATGGTGCAGTTCGTCAGCCCGAGGAGTCCCCACGTCCCGCCACGCGCGACGCAGATAAAGGACGCCCCTGCCTTCGCGGCAAAGGTAATCACGTCACTCGACGTGGTGTCCCCATAGAACCCTGCCGTGTACGTCACGGTATGGGCATACGCCGAGGCGTTCAGCACGGTCAGCGTCAGACCGTCCTGATCTTTGGCTGGCCCCGCCAGCGTCATCGCGCGCGCGCCCCCCCCATTCAACACGACCAACGTGTTCTGATTCGGGATGGCAATCGCCGCCGCCGCCGAGTAGGTCACGATGGTCGGGAACTGGGGGTCAATCTGCGCGGCCTGCCCCAAGGGCTGCGCCGCCAGATCGCTGTCCAGTCCCGTGTTTGCGAGCCCAAGGATGTTGTGCGCGACCGCACCCGACCCCTTGTCGCCGCGTGCCCGGACCGAGATGTTGGTGCCGGACACCGCCGTCACCACCATGAACTCGTTGTCCAGTCGCAGGTAGTTGCCCGCCGTGAACCCCGTGGCCGAGGTCACGGGGATGATCAGGTCGGTCGCGCCGACCGCTGCCGAAATCGTCGTTGTGGTTTCTGCCATGTGCGTGTCCTGTCCTTATCCTTGGACGCGGCACGCGAGCGTCGGACGGAGGGTCGCCCATCCGTACAACACGTCGAGTCGCGTCGGTTCCTGATCGGTCCCAATCTGATACTGCTGCACCATGCGAAGGCTGATGCCCAGTTCCTTCGACCGCACCGTGGTCGCTTCCGCGCCACTGGTCGGACGATGCAGGTCCGCCATCACCAGCGCAAACGCGTCGGGATGGTAGACGAGGGACTGTGACGTCACTGTCGCTGACAGGGCACCCGCAGACGACCCGACGACCGTCAGCGCCGCGTTATCCGCCGGAGACGCCGTCACGGTCTGCAACTGGCCGCTGGTGACAATCGACGGCGCAATGGCAATCGTCATCCCCCCGGTCGAGGCATCGGTGATCGCCGCCGTCACCACGAACTGCTGCAGCGCCCCCGTCGAGGCGTAGCTCACTGGGTTGACCGACAGCACACCGGCCACGGTGAAGATGTCCCCCTTCGCCAAGGACGACGCGCCCGACGCCCAGCCATCCGTGACCAGCGACGAGCCGGTCTGGCTCGCGCCAGCCACCAGCGGCGTGGACGACGTGAACGTGCCGGTGGTGTATTTCGCCACGTTGGCGTCCTCATACCACGCACCCACGCCCAGCGCGCGACCCGCGAACTGACCGCTCTTGTATTCCTCGGCAATCGTCGCCGCAGGCTGGAAGAGCGCCAGATTCGCATTCGCCAACGTCACCATCGACGTCGGGTCCAGCACCGCGACCCGCCCATCGGCAGGCGCCGCGCTGTTGGTCAGCTTCGCGCCCGCTTGCAGGTAGGTGAGGTTGCTGGTGGGCGTGGTGCCCGGTGTGCCCACCGACTGGTAGACATCCGTGAACACCGTGTTCAGGCCGTCATAGTCGATGACGTTTGCCAGTGCCGTCGCGGCGGGTTTCACATACCGCTCGCGCACGTTGTCGATCTCCTGCGTCATCGACGCCGTGGACCATGAGTAGGCGACGTTCTTCTGGTGGGTGAGCGTGATCGCGACATATTGATCGGTAATGCCCTGCGTCTGCAACGCCTGCCCCGTGGTGACGGTGAAGCGTTGCGGCATACGTGCGTTGACGGTGTAGCCGACTTTGGCCCCGGCCTGCACGTATTGGTCGTCGTAGCTGCGGTTGACGTTCGACGCGAACTTCAGGTTGTTGACGAGAATTCTCGCCACTTCCTTGGTGTACCACGTCGGCGTCACAAGTGTGTTCGCCATGTTGGACTCCTTTAGAGAAACATCTTCAGCGTAGCCGACGCCGTGCCCGTTCTTGCGCGTTCATCCGAGTCACGTACTCGGAACCAAACGGCAGGTCGGAGGCGTCGTCCACGCCACTACTGGGTGCGCTGCCCACGGGCGTGATGGGCGGTCGCGCGTGACTGCGTGACGGCGCGGGGGTCGAGGCGCCACGAGAGGCGACCGCCACGCGTTCTTCCAGCACCTTCATCGCCCCATAGGCGACAAGGGGGTTGCCCTCGCGGGCGAGTTGCTCAGCCTCATCCGTATGACGGGCGAGATATTCCATCATCTGCGGCCCCATCTGGGACTGCTTGATGACATCGATCATCGGGACGGACAACTGAATGTCCTCCCGGTTGACGATCGCAGGAAAGCCGGGGTTGGCCGTGGTGTAGTCCTGCATCCGCTGGACGTGCGCGCCGTCAATCTGCGCGTGATACCGCTGCCGCCCCTGTTCCTGTGCCTGCTGCTGCGCGGCGTGCGTGGCCTGCTGCACCGCCGACTGGGCGTAATACGCCGAGGTGGCCTGCACATACTGCCCGTACGTCTCGAACTGGTCTTCGGTCGGCGCGTTGGGGTCGTCGGCGGGCATCTGGCGCGCCTCCGGCTCTGCAGGACGCTGCTGCTGCTGCCGCCACTCGGCATACTGCCGCTGCTCCGCCTCCATCGCCCGCTGCATCTCGCCGCGCTGGCGGGCCAACTCGTTGATCTGCTGCTGGTAGGTCTGCTTGCGCCCTTCCAGCGACCGCTTCTTCGCGTTGAGCGTCGAGGCGGCAGCGGTGGCCGCATCGTCGGTCGGTTCGTCGGCAGGCACTAAGGCCCGCGCGGCGATATCCAGCGCCGCGTCATTTGACGCGACGGTGTCCGGTCGCACGGCCTCCGGGGCCGTGTCTGGGTGGGTCGTCTCGACCGTCATATCCGCAGGGAGCGCAGCCGATTCCGGCGCGAGGGTATCCATCTAGTCCTTCTTTCGTGCAGCCAGACGCCGCGTCACACGCGACCCGACCGACCGTGCCATTTACGCCTGCTCGCCACGCGACATCGCGGCAAGACTCTGTGGACGCCGCGCGGGGCGTCGGAACAGGCGTCCTATGCCCGCGCCTATGAGGCCACCCATCAGCCCGCGACCGACCGGAGACCGCATCGCCTGTCCAGCCATGCCGCCCAGCATGGCGCGACCGGTCGGGGACTGCATCGCCTGCCCAGCCATGCCGCCCAGCGCCGCACGGGCCATCC